GTTGAACGTGGTCCCAATCATTCATTGCGAGGGAAGGTGTCTCTCGATGATCGGTTATTAAACCGAGGATCGAGGAAGACTCATAAAGTTTTATGGCTCCGAGAGAAGCGTCTCGGAGCAGGATAAAGTTCCGTTTGGTTCTGGTAAGATGAAACATTTTTTGATGGGGTGAAAATGATACTTTTGGAGTCTTTGTGACTTTCAACTCAACCAAGAAAAAACCACAATTATCATGATATCCCAACAGGTCAGGCACACCAAATGATGCCCAAGATTCCAGTCTTGTCCACTGGATTTTAGGTGTATTTTTCTTTACTAATTTCCAAAATTTTGACTCTGGTTTCACCGGAATTCTCTGCTTGATAACTACTATATATTGGGGTAAATTTCAACCATGACACAAGTAAAAAGACTCACAGATCAACAACGTAAATTTGCAGAATTACTAGTTTATAACGAAGGTAAGATGTCTCCAGCAGAGTGTGCTTACGAAGCCGGATACAAGACAAGAGCTAGAAAAGCTGCATCTGAGATGCGTAATCCAAAGTATTTTCCTTTAGTTGTGAAATATATTGGTGAATTACGAGCAGAGGTAAGAGAGAAATATGGTATTAACTTTGAGAAACATGTAACAGAGTTAGCTAAAATTAGAAATGATGCTCTCAAAAACAAAGCCTGGTCAGCAGCTGTAAATGCAGAGGTTGCACGTGGTAAGGCTGGTGGCCTGTATGTAGATCAAAAACTTGTGATGACTGGTAATGTAGATAATATGTCTTCTGATGAAATCAAAGATAGATTACGTAAAATCCTTGATGACAACAAAGAGATTATTAATATTACGCCTGAAGATATCGAGCTAGATAGTATAGAATTATCAAAAGAATCCAACCCTGATTCCCATTCACAAGAGAACTAATTCTACTTAAAAGTTTTCTTGGTGACTTCTTTACCATTGACCACTTGTTTATTACTGGTTTGTATTCCATTTTTTACTCCTTGTGGGTTAGGACCACGTCTTGGTGGTAATAGATTCCATTTTACGTAAGGCATATTCTTAGTCAAGGTTTTATTTTTCATTTATTTTCTCCATTTTTAATACACATCCTCTTGGAAATACATTTCTATCACTAAATAACTCATCATTCTCTTCGTAAGATGCAAACGTTCTAACATTCTTTCTATCTTTGCAAAGTAAATATGCATGGGTAATCATCACAGATGGCATCATACCTAATGCTGTATGCAAATCTGCATGCGAAGAATCACCCGTGATATCGACCCAGGTGATTTTGTAAAAGTAATATCTTTTCTTTTTAATAACTACTGATTTATACTTTGATTTCTTGAGTTGTCTAGGCATAGGATCTTATACTATAAGTAGAATTTTTGGGCAAAAAAGTTTTTAAAAAAACAAAAAGGGTCGCGCACGCCGAATACAATGCTGTGCCAGGCTGTGCCAACACCCTTGGCACACCTATTATCCAATAATACCAACAATAATAGCTTGATTTTACCCTGTGCCAAGTGTGCCATGAGTTTTTTTCTATCACTGAAAAAAAAATTTGCTCAAATATTCTACTATACACTGGCACATTACCTATCATATTTTGCCACACTTGTGCCATATTTCACTATTTTCTTTACTCCTGGCCCTTGTATGTCAAACGTCGCGTAAGGTTTCCATTGCTTACGTATAATATTAAGCTCTAGGACAAGATTTGACCATTGTTTTGGCGTTATCTTTTTACCTACTATTTTTAATGACTTAACCATATCTCTCCTTTCTAATTTAGAATTATTCTAAAGTGCCCTCCACTCTCGCTTCGGGCACCTCTGGTACCACATCCATTATGGATTCTATTTACCATAGTTTGTTTTAGGTCCTGAATAAGTATGTGACCTAAACCTTTGTAAGTTTTCGTGTTTTAAAACAATCCTGGCTGGTTCTGGTGAACCAATTAATTTATTTTTTTCTAATGCTATAAATCTTACTTCTTCAAGATAACCATCTTTGGTTTCTAAATATATTGGGCAGTCAGATATATTTGTGCCTTTTTCACCATCAGTGAATTTTCCGAGTATCTGTTGTAAGTCTCTTACTCTCATCTATCTTCCTTCCTATTTGTCTTATTAATTCGTACCATTTCTTGCCCCACATTTGCCTCATTTCACCAGATGTATTCCAATATGCTTTGGCTATATTATCCAGTCTTTTGATGTCTTGCTTTAAAATATTCATCCACTCTCCTCAAAAAATTATGTTGATATTGTTTGAACTCTTCACCTTCAACTATAAACTCTTGGTAAAAATTATCTTTACTACACATCATCACCACACCTTTGGTAATTTCTGTTTTGTAAATAAAATTATGTGCCATTGCATAAGCTCCCAGCTGTAGAAAATAGTCGTCAATCCATTCTCTCTTCTTTGGCTTATTGGTTTGCTTGAAGTCTATGATTGCAATATTACCTTTGTGCATTGCAACTAAATCTGTTTGTCCTGCATATAATCCAGGATAATACAAAGTACATTCTGTGCCGTAATATTCCGTAATATTACAAAGTCCTTGTTCAATAACTCTGAGAGCCATATTGTGGGCCTGTTTACCTATTTCTGTTTCATCAAGATAACCCTCTTCTAAAATATATTTTTCTAATATTTTGTGCATGGCTGTGCCTCGTGCACCAGATTGATCCACGATCCGCGTTGCTTCTTCCTCTCCCACTCGTTCTCGCCACCTTTGTAACGATTCGCGCTTCTCTTCGCTCTGAGTCGCTGACAATATGGTAGTGACACTCGGTAATTTTTCCGTGATGTGTGAGTGATCAATAACGTAATGACGTTGACCCTCTATTACTTCACGAACCGTTTTTGGGTATCTATAACTATTGTTTTTTTTCATGTGTTAATATCCATCTAAACATTGCAGTAGTAGGATCGTAGCTGTCGAACTTGGCACTACATCCCACCAAAAACAGAAAACTAATTATCAGTATTATTCTCATCATGTACCTTATTAATTATAAAATAAGCGATGATGGCTCCGATTGCTATCGCAATCAGACCCACCGCTAACATTCCAAAACCAAACTCTGGTGTCAAAATATTATCGCCCCCACAACAAAGCCCGCTATAAAAAAGACAATCTCTTGTCTATAATATAACGACCAAACTTTAAATTTTTCTATATATTCTTTCATTCTAAATTCATCATTTTTTTATAGGTTTGTAAATCTACTACCTTGCCATTCATTTTAAACCCATCGTAGGTTCCACATGTTCCAGGATCATAATGATTTATTATCTTTTGAATCTTCTCTAGTTTTGTGTGAGACCAAGGCCATATCAGACAGGATACAAAGTATGCATCCCTGAACTGACAACGCCAACGCCATTGTTTTTTCCAACCCAGAGCATATTTACTATAGTGTCTTTTCTCACCCACGGTGCCAACACCCAACACCTCGTGCACCCATGTCAATAAAGATTTATCTGTCATGTTTATCTCCATTCTAATCGACCAGGTGGGATATGCTTTCTTCTGTCCTTTTCTTTTACGCATGTATTGTTTGTAAGTAACACAACCCTCACCATCAAAAAGCCCTGCGATATAAGCCGCGTTCTCTTTACCTATCGTCATACAGCACCTGTTCTTTACCATCATAATCATAATAGTATCCTGTTATTTTTTTCTTTCTCTTGTATTTCTTTTTGGACTCTACTTTTCTTTGTTTGAATTTTGGTGTTCGTAGTATTTTAGCTAGAATGTTTTTAATCATTGTAGCCTCACTGATTTTTCTAACTCTTCGATTGTTGGTTCCTCTATGGTTAACTCACCAGAGGACTCACAATCCCAACATTGGTGGACTTGACTATTATCTCTAAAGTCTATTGATGTATCACCCGTAGCGATTCTTAAATAACCATTGCCATGACAAGTCGGGCAAATACATTTATTTTTAGCTATTTTTATTACTTTTCCCATTTGCTTTTACACCTTTGTTGTCTTTAAAAAATCTAATTAATCTTCCAATCATTTTAGATCTTGTTCTGTTAGTTTTAGTTGCCAGTACACCTAACTCTACCCAGTCTTCTTTTTTAACTGATAGAGATTTATATCTGTTTGGGTCTGCCATTTTTTTCCTTTCTTATTTTTTTACTTCTCATATATGGGAATTTACAATACAAAAACAAGTCTTGTCAAGAATATTTTTTTATTATATTATTATGACCTCTTCTCACACCTTTTGTTTGTTCGTCCCTTTCTTGGGACGGACAGACAGTTTAGAACAATTCTAA